CATTGAACATTGATGCTGCACGTAGAGACTTTGGATATGATCCTAAAGTTGATGTAGCTGAAGGATTTCAGAAATATTATGAGTGGTTAATTAATGATCCATACTTCAATAAAAGATAAATATATGAATGTGGATTCTATCATATCTTCCTGATTTCGTAACTCATATCATCTTTTTTGTTGGAGTTGTAGGAACTATCGCTGGGTTTGTTCTTGGATTCATTCCCTTTATTGCTACATATAAACTCCCCATACAGATTATCAGTATTTTAGTATTAAGTTTTGGTTTATTCTTAGAGGGCGGATTAGCTGACCAAGCAATTTGGCAGCTTAAAGTAAAAGAGATGGAAGCTAAAGTTGCTAAAGCTGAGACTGAATCACAGAAAGTAAACACAGAAGTTGTTACCAAGATACTTACTAAGAAACAGGTAATCAAAGAAAAGGGTGATGACATAGTGCAATTTATTGACAGAGAAATTGTCAAATATAACAATATCTGCGAAATCCCAGAGATAGTTATCACTACCCATAACGCAGCAGCAAAGAATGACCCAACCTTATTAAAGAAACAGATAGAAGTTCCTACTGATTTACATAATCAATTGGCTACCCCACCGATGATATTGGCCCCAAGAAAATGAAAAAACTACTACTATTATCGGTAATCTTTTTGTCAGCCTGTAGCACAGTAGTTCCTGTGCAGCAAAAGTTCCCTGAATTGCCGGAACCACTGACACAAACCTGCAAACCTTTACAAACTATTGAGGGTAAAACTACAACATTAAGCAATTTAATGGAAGTTGTAGCGAAAAACTATGCTACAAGACATGAATGTGCGGCTCAATTAGAAGCGATACTTGAGTGGTACACAGAGCAGAAGAAGATTTTTGAGCAGGTCAATTCTGACTAAACTGATAAATACACTATAGTTTAGGATATAGAGATGACCCAAGAAATAATCAATATAGGTGCACAACCCAATGATGGGGAAGGTGATCCGTTACGTACAGCCTTTGAGAAGATTAACAATAATTTTTCACAATTATACGGTACAGGGTTTTTTACTAGCAATGCATACACAGTGGGAAACACCGCTCAAGTTATATATGAAACTCCTGCAAATGCATTTACACAGGCAACATTTCAAATTAATTCTCAAAACGTAGATAACATGGATAGTCAAAACATTACATTAAATGCCAGTATACTTAATGACTTAGACGGCGTAAGATGGAATGGTCACAATACAATATTTAATGGGAACTATCTTACACAATATAATATTGATATATTTGATTCTAATGTTCGTATATTAGTTACACCCTTGACAGATAATTCTGCTACATTATTTCACTTTATCTCATCACAGGTTACCTGGATTGGAGAACCTGTTCCCGGCTTGAATATTCAATTAAATGATTATCCTGATAGTATCATGGAAACAGAAAATTATTTGGATATGCAAACCGAGACCGATAGTATAATATGAGAGCAAAAGAATTTATAACCGAACAAAGCAATTTACCTCAACGTATTGCTAATCCGTTGCCGGCTACCTGGGTAATACCAGAGTTACAAAATCAAAATGCATATTTACAATATAGATTTTCTGTAGCATTGGCGGGGGCAAAAGCAGCACGTAATGGAGATATACCTAGAGTAAGCAAAGATTCAGTTTGGGGAGAAAATCAAATTGTGTCAGGGTATATGAATCCAGGAACCGCGGAAGATATTGATTTTGCGTTAGGTGAAATGGGTCTTAGTGGTAAAGAATTGGTTACATCTGAAAAGAGTGAAGAAACAAGTGATACTGGTATAATTAGCCCACTTAACGCCTTTAAAGGATATAAAAGAAAATGAGAGCAACAGAATTTATAGTTGAAGGTGGTGCAGGATCCAATAACGGTTCTAAAGGAAAACTACATCCACATCAAGAATCTGCAATGGGTATGATACATAAATTTGCAGGAACCGCTGATAGAATTTATGATTTAAATCGTGCTATGATGGCTGTAGCCAGTAGTAATGGCAAAACTATGAGCCATGAACCCAAAGAAGAAAGTTGGATAGGTAGAAACAATATGGCTGCGCCGTATACTAAAGTAGAACATGATATGTTACACCATGCATATAAATCAATTGGTACTCCAATTGAATCTGCACTAAGTGATGACCGTTCTGAACCTGATGACACAAACAAAGTAAGTCCACATAAACCATTTAAAGGTTACAAAAGAAAATAATCAGAACATCAAATCCTAGAATAAGTAATTATAACAAATTATAGGATTCTTGATGCTAATCGATATTAACAAAACACTAGATTTAATTAAACTTAAATTTTACAACGAATGGTTATACACCGCTCATATCTATGAAGAAGGTGATAGCGAACTACACAAAGGGTTAACCGAAACTGTAGTTAAACAATACATTGACCCACTTGAAATTCCCAAAGATGCTAAAATCTTAGATTTAGGATGTGGCCCGGGTTATTTCTTAGACGAGATGAAATCTAGAGGTTATACTGATTTAACTGGGGTAACATTAAGCCCAGGTGACATCAAAATCTGTGAAGATAAAGGGCATACAATTAAAAAGTATGATTTAACTTTCATCCCGCAAAGTGAAGGTTACTATGATGAATCAGTAGATATGATATTCTTGCGTCATGCATTAGAACATAGTCCATATCCTATCTTTAGTTTAATGGAATATAATCGTATATTAAAGCAGGGTGGTAAGATTTACATTGAAGTTCCGCAGCCCGATTGTGAAAGACGCCACGAAGATAACTTAAATCATTACAGTATTTTGGGGCAAACTCAACTAGCAGCATTGATTGTTAGAACTGGATTTAACATTGACAAATTTGATAATTTTGAATTTGATGTTGAATTCCCTGATCAGGAGAACTCAGGGGAACCCAATCTTAAAGCGAAAGAGAAATTCTATTGCATCGTTGCTACTAAGCAACGACCTTTAGATATCAAGTAAAACAATAAATACTCACTACATGTGAGTATTTTTTTATGTTCGATCCTTTCAAACAAGCAAAAATTCAAAACGGTTATGCTAAACTCAGGGATACAAAACTCCCTGAGAAGGATATGACACTAGATGAATTAAAAAAGTTAAGTGGGTCTGGACAAGTCACTGGTGAATATTCATATACACTATTACATGAATTAGCGCAAAAGAAACAACAATATATGCGTGAGAATAATATCAAGCCAGGTGACAAAGAATGGTTTAGAGTTATGTTTGCTAAAACACATCTTACAGGTGAAGATCCGTTTTCTAAAAACTAGTAGTTACCGTAATAAATACATTTATGGCAACCAATAATGCAGGACCTTCGTTAGTAAAGAATCCCTATACAAAGACGAAATTTAAGAATGATAAGGAATTACAGGACTTTATAAAGTGCTGTGACCCAGACACAGGTTATCTATACTTCATGGATAACTTCTTTATGATACAACACCCTACCAAGGGCAGCTTAGTATATCATCCATACGGATATCAAAAACGATTAATAGAAACATATCATAACTATCGCTATAGTATTAGCTTGATGCCACGACAGTCAGGTAAATCAACAAGCGCAGCCGGTTACTTACTCTGGTACGCTATGTTCAAACCAGATAGTACTATTCTTATCGCAGCACATAAGTACACGGGCGCACAAGAAATTATGCAACGTGTTCGTTACGCATACGAAAACTGCCCAGACTACATCAAAGCAGGGGTAACAACATATAACAAAGGCTCATTAGACTTTGAGAATGGAAGTCGTATCGTGTCAGCAACTACAACTGAAAACACAGGTCGTGGTATGTCTATTACATTACTATACCTAGACGAGTTTGCGTTCGTTAGACCAAGCATTGCTAAAGAATTCTGGACAGCTATTACACCAACATTAAGTACTGGTGGTAAAGCGATTATCACAAGCACACCGAATAGTGACGAGGATCAATTTGCTTTCATTTGGAAGGGTGCTAACAAAACTGAAGATGAGTTTGGAAATACTACTGAAGTAGGTATCAATGGGTTCAGAGCATACCGCGCACACTGGAGTGAACAACCCGGACGTGATGAAAAGTGGGCGGCTGAAATGAAAGCCCAGCTTGGTGAGGATCGTTTCAACCGAGAGATTGGTTGCGAATTCATTATCGCTGATGAAACACTTATCAATCCTAATACATTATTGATGTTAGAAGGAATAGAACCTATAACTAGAATGGGACAAGTTCGTTGGTATCAGAAACCAAAAAAGGGCAGTATCTATACAGTATCATTAGATCCAAGTCTTGGTACAGGTAGTGATCCAGCGGCAATACAAATCTTTGAAGCAAATACTGTTACACAGATTGGTGAGTGGAAACACAACAAAACTGATATCCCAACACAGATTAAACTTATTGCACAAATAAACAAATACATAGTTGAATGTACAGGTGAACCAAACAATTTATATTATTCTGTAGAGAATAACAGTATCGGTGAGGCCTCATTAGTGTCATTAAACGAATATGGAGAGAACAATATCCCCGGAACATTCATTAGCGAACCGGGCAAGAAGCGTAAGGGCTTTAATACTACAAACAAGAGTAAATTAACCGCTTGCGCTAAGTTTAAGACATTGCTAGAAAGCAAGAAACTAACCATTAATAGTCGTAGTCTTATCAGCGAGTTGAAAGCGTTTGTAGCACATGCGGGTAGTTATGCTGCTAAGATCGGGGATACGGATGATTTAATTATGGCCAGCTTATTAAATGTCAGAATGATACAGGAATTAGGGTCATATCACTTTGAATTAGATAGTTATGTTAAGGACCACGAGGAATTTCTTGCTCCTTTACCATTCTTTGCCGTACTAAGTTGAGTTTAAGATAAATACTCTATTAGAAAACTACCAAGATGCCAACAAATACAGAATCATTGAACCGAGAATTGTTTAGATTATTGTCTAAATATAAACCAAAACCCCTGGATGCTGAGGGTAAAGCCACTCCTGTCCCGGAAGAAGCAGATATTTTCAAGTTTGAATTTACTAAAGACGGAGAAGATTACGGAACAGTTTATGTAACATTAGATGATGAACGTGTAATGACCGTGTATTTTGGTGACGATGTATCCGATAGTCCTAGTGATAAAACTCCAGGATTAGATTATGACGACACATGGAGTGGGTTACTACATCAACTAAGTTCTTGGAGAATGACCAAGGGCTTAAGAGGATTCAAAACACAAAACAAAGACCGAGTCGGAGATGACATGGCAAGAAGGAACCATATGAGAAACAAAGATAAAATAGCAGAGGGTTACTACCCAATGGGTAAAAGTCGCAGTTACAGTGATGC